GTTGGGCAACTATCATCCGATTAGGCGGGTCCCTTTTACCAAATCAGATGAAGTCTGAGGTGATGAATCCAATTTCGCCGGGCTCGAGGTCCCGGTCACCGAAAAGCAACTTTGTTACCAGCTCGATAACGTCGGTGGCAGTGAGGTTGTACTTCCAATGATAAAACTGCGTCATACTATCCCTAGAGATAGAACGGGCAGTATCAATGGAAGCCTCAATACCGGAATAACCTAAGGCCAGAAACTGGCCTTTGGCATTCCAACCCAACGCATCAAGCCGTGGCTCATCTATTTCAAACTCCGCGAATTTGAGCAAGAAGAGGTTGCAGATAGGTTTAACAAAGCGAAACTCGAACGCATAGGACAAAGCCTTGCCTGCGATATACTCATCGTCTGACAAGGCCTCATTGCTGGATGCCCTAACGTTAAAGCGTGCTATTGCTTTACCTAACTTCGGCGCCATGACAAAAGAGCCACGATCATCCGGGAGAAACTGTCGAGACAGAAACTCGCACTCACTCAGGTGTTTGCGGACAAAGACTTTGGCGTCCATGCCCGCAAGCTTGCAGACATATTCATAAGACCGGCGCACCTGTTGCCTCCTGCAACCAGGATTGTCAAGTCTCATGAGCATGTCGTCACCTAGAATGAGCACGTCCCCTTCATAACCGTGCTCGCGAGCCCAACAGTAATTGATGGACGCATTCCACATCGAATTTCGGAACGTAGTGGACTGAGAACCTGTGGGCAACTGGTTCTTGATCATAACCTTGACTTTGTGTTTGTGGCTCGTTCCTTTGAACGCGTTCGCCACATGCATAAGGCTGGTCAACCACTTAGGTGCTCCGAAACGCGCCAACCAGGCGATCTCTAGAAGGTGCACATCTTCCAACTGGGTCATGTCATTGCTGGAAAAATCTGATTCTACGTACACAGATTTGTCCGTACCAGAACGGTGTATCCTCTCCACCAAAGCAGGAGACTGCTTCGCATAAGCACCCATGTAACTGGGGCCTACACTCGAAGTTTCATGCTCAAAGCAAGAGAACATCCGTTTGGTACACTGCCACATGACTGGACCAAGAAGAACGTTGTGCAAGTCCGACGACTGGTATATTATCCGAGGAGCGGCGTTGCCGTCATGACGCTTTAACAAAGCCTCGACCTTGACAAAGATTTGTTTGTCAGAAAATTCGCCAACGGTAATGGCGTCAATTTTCTTAAACGCTTTGACATGTCGTGCTTGTTTATGCACGTCAAACTGGCTATTCCACCTCTCGAACAATGACCTGTCGTGGACCAAAGGATCCCACTCTCCAGGAGATATCTTGTCTAGCAAAGCTAGACTAGCTTTGATCACTTTTGGATCCACTCGTTTGCTGCTGTTGTAATTACAACGTTTGTCGAATGCAGCAAGCAAGTTTTTGCGCGACTGATCGGGCACCAGAGGAATGTGTCCGGCGATAAGTGGACCTAAAATGTCCTTGCGCAAATTGATAGCCTCCTCTTTGCGAGGACTATCAGGAACTCCGAAAGTAACGGGAACTTTACTGAAGAGAGGAATTCTAGAACTACGCCAAGCTGCACGACGCATGTGGTAATGCGCTGCACCTCTTGACTGTACCCTCCGCCACTCGGGCGGAGGCATCCTGTATGGGTTTATGTATATGTATGTGTTTATGTGTGTGTTTGTGTGTTGAAGCCG